AAATCAATCAGGCCGGTGGGGCTGCCCTCCAGACGGGCATGCCCGTCTTCCGTCCAGACCCACCGGCCAAGGTGGTTGTCGGCACCGGCCAAGATGGTTGTCGCTCATCAGAAACCCTTGCCACCGCCACGGAATACGTCACCCAAGATCGGGCCGCCATGCATGGCGATGCGGAGGACAGCTTTGCAGAGCTGGGGCGCGCGTGGGGCGCCCGACTGGGTGTGGCGTTGACAGTGTATGGAAAAACATAGCCATTGTGGGCCATGTTGTGAGAAACTCTACCCTCTACTGATCGGTGGGAGATCCATCGCCGCTGATCATTCTGTGGTCGATTTCAGGCTCACCCCACTTGTTCGCAACGCCCATCCAGCGTTCGATCTCGGCCTGAAGCTTAGGATCATCGGCGCAGAGATGAAACGTATAAAGGCGGTTGACGATATCGCGCATCAGCGCGCGCATTTCATCCTCATCGATCTGTGAAACTTCCAACCAGGGAATGCGCCGCCCATCGGCGTCCACGACGAAGACATCAGAGTAGTCGCCAGTTCGGGTGACGGGCGACAGGCGGGCATGCAGTGTTTCCAGCTGTGTATTGCGCACACACAGCATTGCCATGATCTTGGCAAGCCTGGCTGCAACGCGTTTTTCGTCCTCCGGGGTCATGCTCTCAGATTAGCGGCTTTGCGGTGCCGATGCCATCAATTTGACTGTGGCTCTGCTCTTGCAGCGACAGACACGCTCTTGGTCGCGCAGCACAGCGTAGTGGTTGAGCATCCGGACAACCATCTCAACCTCCGGCAGCGGTGCGTTCACAGCCGGGACAACCGCAAAGATCGATAAACGGACGAACCGGCCTGCGTTTGTCACATCAGTATTGTCAGGAACCCGATTTTCCCTGTTGGTATCGGAATATGGTTGTTTCACAGGGATATTTGCACAAATCGCAAACAAGCTGATCGTTAGGATCGCGAACGCATCCTTTGACCGACACGGTCAAAATCGGCTACATCTCGTGTGCGGCGGCCAATAGCGCCTGCAGCCAGAAAAAACCCAAACATTGCAGCATCGCAATTCACCCGGCAAAATAGGCTGGGCAAGGGGAGCGGCATCGTGAATGTGATCATCCGCGACCTCGACCAGACCCGTGTGCATTTCGAGGCAGCAGTTCAGCGCGTCGGGGAGCAGGAAGCCAACCGCGCATTCAACCGGGCCCTCAACAGCGAGGGCGACAAGGTGCGCACCGCAGTCCGCCGCGCCCTGCGTCAACAGACAGGTGCCAAGGCCGCACTCATCAACCGCGAGACCCGATCCTTCCGGTCGACCTTTTCCAACCTCGTCTACACGATCGAGGCGCGCGGCGATCACCTCGGGCTCTCCCACTTCGCGCCCCGGCAGTTTCGCTACGGTGTGCGCGCAAAGCCATGGGGCCGCTTCCAACGCTTCGAGGGCGCCTTCCTTATTGGCAGCCTCGGCAACAACGCCTTCGTCCGCGAGACCGCAGCACGATTTCCGATCAAGAAGATGTTCGGCCCCGCGATCCCGAAGGAGATGGTCCAGCACGAGACCAAGCGAGCCTTTGAAGAGACACAACCCGACGTCCTGACCGAAGCCCTGCGCCAGCTGCAACGGATCATCGAGGGCCGCTGACAAACCACCCAGAGGCCCACGCCCACAGCGCCACGGAGCGGGCCGTACAGAGCGGACAGCGCGCGCACTACCACGACCTTATCGCAGAGCCAAGAGCGGGCCACAGCAGGCCCCTGCGCGCCTCGCAGACCCCACCCCTTGGGTCCCCTCCCAGAGAGGCCGGAGATGCGGGGCCGCCGCCGCGCGGTATTTGCGTGTTTTTATTTCTTTCAAATATCCGATGGAGTTTGTTTTGCCCCCCAGTTCAGATGCCCCTTCCGGTCGGCTTGATGCCGCCCGCTGGCCCGCCTCGAAGATTGAGATGTGGCCGGTTGCAGACCTCTCTCCCTACGTCAAGAATGCACGCACGCACCCGCAGGAACAGGTCAACCAGATCGCGGCGTCAATGGAGCGGTTCGGCTTTACGATCCCGATGCTTGTCGCTGAGAACGGCACGATCATCGCTGGCCACGGACGGCTGATGGCTGCGGCGCAGCTTGGCATGGCCGAGGTCCCGGTGATGGTGGCGCGGGGCTGGTCTGATGAGGACCGGCGGCTTTACACGCTGGCTGACAACCGGCTGGCGGAGACGTCGGAGTGGGACCCGGAGACGCTGCAGGTCGAGTGGGATGAGTTGAACGCGCTCGGGCTTGGCGATGATCTGTCGATGATCGGTTTTTCCGATGAGGACCTAAAGGACATTCTGCCCGCCGCGCTGCTTGAGGTGACGGGTGGCCTGACCGATCCGGATGATGTGCCGGAGGTTCCCGAAGCGCCAGTGACGCGTCCGGGGGACTTCTGGTTGCTGGGCAAGCACCGTTTGCTCTGCGGCGATAGCACTGTGGCCACCGATGTGGAAAAGGTGCTGAACGGTGTGACGCCGCTGCTGATGTGCACAGATCCACCCTACGGAGTTGAGTACGACCCCAGCTGGCGCAACCAGGTGGGCGCGGCCAAAACCAAGCGTACCGGCAAGGTGCTGAATGATGATCGGGCCGATTGGCGCGAAGCTTGGGCGCTGTTTCCGGGTGACGTGGCCTATGTCTGGCATGGCGCGCTGCACGCAGCGACCGTCGCGGAAAGCCTTGAGGCGGCAGGGTTCACGATCCGCTCGCAGATCATCTGGGCCAAGGAGCGGCTGGTGCTCAGCCGGGGCGATTATCACTGGCAACATGAGCCGTGTCAGCCAGCTGGCACGATGGTTCAGAAAGTTGTCGAACGCGGTGCTGGCTCACAACCGGCCGTAATCGCTGAAGTGCCTATCGAGACCCTGAGAAAGGGCGACTTGGTCGTGTCCTACAATTCTTACGAAAGCGTTATCAGGCGCCGTGGCCGAATGATCACCCGTTTCGGCGAGCGCCAGTTTGATGGTCTCATGCATACGATCGCGGCGGCAGGACGGGTCACGCGTGCGACCCCGGAACACCGCTTTTCGGTCCGCCTTAATCCTGATGCTGCAGACAAACAGGTCATCTATCTCATGCGCCGCGGTGCATGGTGGCGGGTGGGGCGAGTTGGCCTCTTCAATTCAAGAGGTTTCGGGCTCGCCACGCGGCTTGCGGACAACAGGGCCGAGGAGGCGTGGATCATCTCGGTCCACGATAGTGCTGTCGAGGCGCAATGCGCAGAACAGGTGCTGTCATGCAGATACGGGGTCCCGACGACGCACTGGGAGGTTGATGTCTGGGCAAAAGCTCCAGAACGTGTGCGTTCGGCTGAAATGATCGCTGGGATGTATGCAAGCCTCAATCTCAGTGCACTTGCGGCGCGCGCGACGTTGTTGCTCCGCGATCACCGTCTCGAGCGGGGTCATCCATTCATCACCGGCGGTGAGCGACTGAACTTCTCGCGACGGGCAACCCGGCTGGTTCGGGCATGTAACGTGTTCGCGAAAATCATGCAGATCCCGATGCCCACCTCGAGCGACGATTTCGAGTGGGTCACGGTCGCGGGCAACGACGCAGCGCCGTTCAGCGGTTTGGTCTATTCGATGGATGTGGAAAAGGACCACCACTATGTCGCCGACGGATTAGTGACGCACAATTGTTGGTACGCTGTCAAAAAGACCGGCAAGGGCCACTGGGCGGGTGACCGCAAGCAGACGACGCTCTGGCAGATCGCAAACAAGGATCAGGATGCACAGACGGTTCACGGGACGCAGAAGCCCGTCGAATGCATGCGCCGCCCAATCCTGAACAATTCCAGCCCCGGCCAAGCGGTATTTGAACCCTTCATGGGATCCGGCACCACGCTGATCGCGGCAGAAACCACGGGACGTGTCTGCTTTGGGATCGAACTCAATCCTGCGTATGTCGATGTCGCCGTGGAGCGGTGGCAACATTTCACGGGCCAAGACGCAGTTCTGTCCGGCTCGGACGAGACCTTCAACAAAATCAAGAATAAAGACGACTGAGGCATGAATGACCTGGCTTTACATCCCTCCGGACGCGCTTCCGGACCCGCAGACGCATGCCTCTTCGGCCTCTCGCTGTGCTCCGGTGCAGGCGGGCTCGACC